AGACTTATCCCCGGTGAGAAGATCATCGTGTCCATCGATAAGGACATGAAGACCGTCCCCGGAAAGTTCATCAGGTGGGGGACAGAAAGCGCCGAGGTTGTCGATATCAGCGAGGAAGAGGCCGACTATTGGTTCTATTTCCAAACGCTGACTGGAGATGCAACGGACGGATACAAGGGTTGCCCCGGCGTCGGCCCGAAGAAGGCCGAGGCCATCTTGGACGTTCCTCACGACAAACGCTGGCAAGCCGTGGTCGCTGCCTACGAGAAGGCCGGGCTAGACGAGCGCGTCGCTATTCAGCAGGCCCGCTGCGCCCGCATCCTGCGTTGGACAGACTACAACTTCAAGAAGAAGGAACCGATCCTTTGGACTCCCCCTCGTGCTTGACGTGCCGATATCGGGATATTGTGTCGGAGAGAGACCCCTGCCGGAGCTGCCGTTGCTTCAGTCACTGGACTCCGTTTCCAGAAGAAGAAGAAGAAGCAGGTAGAGTGACTACACCGATCAAATCCAACGGTGGATCGACGGACTACTACAAGCTTCCTCCCGGTGCCACCGAGCTTAACGACCTCATTGAGTACAAGAGGATGAATTTCGCCTTGGGGAACATCTTCAAGGCTTGCTACCGCTTGGGCGAGAAGTCCGGGACGGACATCGAATACGACCTCAACAAGATCGAATACTTCGTTGGGCGTCTGAGGAAACAGATTAAAGATGGAACATTCAGATAACACTACCGAAGTCACTGAGGCTCTGGAGGAGTTCTTCGCTAAGTTTGATCCCCCGCGCGACCCCGAGTTCTGGGCCAAGCTCATCCTCGAAGAGAGCGTTGAGGTTGCCGAGGCGTTTGCAAATCTCCTCAAGGAAGTCTGCGACCTCCTCTATGTCGTGGAAGGCTTCACTCTTGCGGGTGGGGATATTCTGAAGGACGGTGAAATCCCATATCCGGGGGCTGTCTTGGGCGCTCTCCGAGTCGTCAACAGAGAGTTCGACCGGGACGCCATTCTCGAAATGTTCCGGATGGTCCACCAGTCCAACATGAGCAAGCTCGGACCGGACGGTAAGCCCGTTCGCCGCGAGGATGGTAAGATTCTCAAGGGGCCAAACTACAAGGCACCCGACATGCTTGGTTTCCTTGAGCGTCATTATTCATAGTCAAGGAGTATAGTGACTACACCATCGACGCGGGCGCTGATCGTCGCCCGCCGCACCTACAACCGCCCTCTCGATGAAGAGGGTACAGTTTTTGAATCGTGGGAGCAGACCGCAGACCGCGTTATCCAGCATCAGAAGTGGCTCTGGGAACGTGCTCAGGGCGGTCCCCTGACTCCCGCTCAGTTGACTGAGCTTTCCGCGTTCCGTGACCTCATCGTCGCCCGTAAGGCTCTCCCCTCTGGTCGCACGCTCTGGCTTGGAGGGACGGACGTAGCCAAGCGCCGGGAGGCTTCCCAGTTCAACTGTTCCTTCACCCATATCGAGACGGTCCACGACCTAGTAGACGCCATGTGGCTCTTGCTGCAGGGCTGCGGAGTCGGTGGTCGCCCTATTCCCGGCATTCTCAACGGCTTCACTAAGCCGGTGAAGATCGAGGTTCGTCGCTCAAAGATGACCATCGACGATTGGAATAGAGGCATCCGGGGAATGGAGCACAACATGGCCGTCATCTACGACGATGACGACCATGGTAAGGTCTTTCACCTTATCCTCGGGGATAGCGCCGAGGCGTGGGCCAAGGCACCCGGCAAGCTCCTCGCCCTTAAACAGGCCGTCGATACCGTCATCCTCGACTTCACTCAGATTCGGCCTGCCGGTATCCGCCTCAAGGGATATGGCTGGATCAGTTCCGGTGACGAGGAAGTGTCCAAGGCGCTTGTGAAGGTGTGCGAGCTGCTGAACCGGCGTGCTGGCCAGCTTCTTTCCCGCATTGATATCCTCGACGTGTTCAACTGGATGGGCACGGTTCTCACCAGTCGCCGCTCTGCGGAGATCGTTGTAATGCCGCACGGAGAGCCTGAGTGGGAGGAGTTCGCCACGGCGAAGAAGGAACACTGGATCAGCAATCCGCAGCGTGCCCAGTCAAACAACTCGCTTCTGTTCTACCAGAAGCCAACACGGGAAGAGCTTGAACACATCTTCCGGCTTATGGCTGAGGCCGGGGGCTCGGAACCCGGTTTCATCAATGCCGCTGCCGCTGAAGCTCGGGCACCATGGTTCAAGGGAGTGAACCCGTGTGCTGAAATTCTTCTCGGGAACAAGAGCTTCTGCAACCTCGTGGAAGTCAACCTAGCTGCGTTCAACAAAAACTTCGAGGGCCTTCTGGATGCCTTCTACCTCGTAGCTAGAGCCAACTACCGGCAGACATGTGTCAACCTCAAGGACGGTATCCTTCAGGATAGCTGGCACGAGCTTAACGAGTTTCTGCGCCTTTGCGGTGTTGGGCCTACTGGCATCGTCGGGTGGGAGCTGAAGGATTCTCCGGAGGCTTGGCGGAGGCTGAGAGAAGAGGCATGGAACGGTGCCGTCTCCATGGCGGTTGAGCTGGGCCTGCCGCTCCCGAAAGCAGTCACTACGGTCAAGCCGTCCGGTACGCTATCTAAAGTCATGGACACTACCGAGGGTGTTCACAAGCCGCTCGGTAAGTACATCTTCAACAACGTTAGGTTCTCGAAGCACGACCCTCTCGTCAAGCTCCTGAAGGACGCTGGGTATCGCGTGTTCGATGACCCCTACTCCACCGAAGCAGCTCTGGTTACGTTCCCTGTTTCTTATGAGAACGTTCCGTTTACCGAGGTGGAAGTGGAGCGGGGTGGAAAGAAGGTTACGGTTGAAGTCAACACGGAGACTGCCATAGATCAGCTTGAGCGATACAAGCTGCTCATGGAGAATTACGTGGACCACAACTGTTCCATCACCGTTAGCTATTCTCCGGACGAAGTTCCAGCCATTATCGACTGGCTTCTGGAAAACTGGGATAGCTACGTTGGTGTCTCTTTCCTGTACCGTAACGACCCGACTAAGACCGCTGAAGACTTGGGATACCCCTACCTCCCGCAGGAGGTTGTAACCAAGGAAGACTTCGAGGCTTACGTATCCAGTCTGAAGCCCATCAGCATTGATGCAGCAAACAGTTTCGATGAACTTCAGGAAGATGGGTGCGCAACAGGCGCGTGCCCTGTCCGATAAAACGCCCTCCCTTAGCTCATTCGGGGAATGAACAAAGAATTACCTGTCCCTCCTATTCCTAAAGAGCTTGTCGAATACCTAGACCAGCTCTACCCCGAGAGATGCCCTGAGATTGGCTGGAGCGACCGGGAAGTGTGGAGGCGCACCGGACAACGTGAAGTCGTCCGCTTCCTCTTGTCCCGATTCAAGGAACAGGAGGACAACATCTTGACACGGACCTCCAATGTGCAAAACCTCTAACAAGGCAACCCGTCTCGCCATCATGGCGGCTCAGGCACAGGCAGCAGAGCAGCGGCGACAGAACGAGCTTCTTCTCCAGCAGCAGCAGAAAATTCACGAAGAGAACCTTCGGCTTCAGCAGGAGCAGTTAGAGTTCCAGCGTAAGCAGGCCGAGGAAATTGCCAAGCGTGAAGAGGAAATGCTGAAGCTTGCTCAGAGGCCCACGCCTCTTCCTGCCGATGGCTCCGGTACGGTACTGACCGGAGGAATGACCGAGCTTTCCGGTGACGAGATCAAGTCCCGGAAGCGAGGCCGCGCTTACCTGCGTATCGACCTCAATGCCCCGCAGGTTGCGGGCAGCACTGGTCTCAACGTTCCGCGAGGATAATGAGCCGGTCAGACCTTTCGGCTGCATCCCGTTACGAGAAACTGGCGTCGGCTCGCTCGCCCTTCCTAGCGAGGGCGAGGAGCTGCGCCAAGCTCACCATTCCCTCGATTCTCCCTGACGAGGGGACCACGGGAGACGCCGACCTCCCCACACCATATCAGGGCATGGGTGCCCGAGGCGTGAACAATCTCGCCTCCAAGATGATATACGCGCTTATGCCCCCTAACCAGCCCTTCTTCCGCCTCATGCTGGATGACTTTGCAATCCAGCAGCTAACCGGGCAGGAAGGGATGAGAACGGAGATTGAGAAGACCTTCGGCCAGATCGAGCGAGCGGTTCAGACTGAGATAGAGACTACCGCCATCCGAGTCACGGCTTTTGAAGGCTTCAAGCATCTCCTCGTCACCGGGAACGTTCTCCTCTACTTGATGCCCGAGGGCGGCCTGAAGCTCTTCCGCCTCGACCGCTACGTGGTCAAGCGTGACCCAATGGGGGCTGTTTCCGAAGTCATCGTCAAGGAGCAGGTCAACCCTTCAGACCTTCCGCCCGCGTTTGTCAAGAAGGTTGGTCTCCGAACCGATGACACGGATACGGAGGTGGACATTTACACATGGGTGCAGCGCCGAGGCGCGTACTATGAGGTACATCAGGAGGTTAAGGGCGAGAAAGTCCCCGGCACCTCTGGGCGGTGGCCCGTGGACCGTCCCCCGTTTTTCGCCCTACGCTGGGCTAAGATTGACGGAGAGGATTATGGCCGAGGACATGTAGAGGAGTACATCGGAGACCTTCGGTCCCTCGAAGCCCTTACTGCGGCCATCGTAGAAGGCACGGCCATGAGCGCCAAGGTGGTGTTCCTCGTGAACCCCAATGGCGTTACCCAGGCCCATGCGTTGGCGTCAGCTCCGAACGGGGCCTTCAAGTCCGGCGTTGTCGATGACATCGGCGTTCTTCAGGTCGGTAAGTACAACGATTACCGTGTGGCTCTGGAGACTATCGCTCGCATCGAGCAGCGTCTGGCTCAGGCATTCCTTTTGACTTCCTCGATTCAGCGAGACGCAGAGCGCGTTACGGCTGAAGAAATCCGCCTCATGGCGAAAGAGCTGGAAGACGCCCTTGGCGGTGTCTATTCAATCCTCGCTCAGGAGTTCCAACTCCCTCTGGTCCGGCGGCTCCTGCTTGTCATGGAGCAGCAGGATAGACTTCCGCCTCTCCCGCCGCATCTTGTCCGCCCGTCGATCATCACAGGTATGGAAGCCCTCGGTCGCGGCCACGACCTCAACCGTATCATTCTCTTGGCCCAGACCGCAGATCAGCTTCTAGGCCCCGGCTCGCTTGCCCAGTACGGCGACCCGCTCAAGGTCATCTCCCGCATCGGGACGGCGGTATCTCTGGATACGGCGGACATTCTCAAGACTCCAGAGCAGATTCAGGCGGAACAGTTAGCCACCCAGCAGGCGGCTCTTATCCAACAGATTGCGCCTGAAGTCATCAAGGCAGCAGGTCAGGCCCAACAGCAGGAGCAACCACAGTAACCTATGGCACCCCGTAAGAAGTCCAAGCAGGAAGACGCCAAGGCAGCGGAGGGTGTAGTCACTACACCGGAGGCCACCGCCCCCAAAGTTCCCACCGCTCCAATCGAAGCCACTAAGCCGCGTAGAGTTATCGACCTCGGCGGCGGTCTCGTCCGTATTGACAATTAACCCATGACCGCGACCTATCAGGTTCCGGCGTCGGAGTCTCCTGCCGAGGCTCCGGCGTCCGACCAGAATAATAATACTCCGTCCCCGGCCAACAACGTCTCCCAGATTCCGGAGGGCTTTCCTGACAAGTTCGTGAAGGACGGTAAGCCCGATTACGAGGCCCTAGCCCGTTCCTATTCAGAGCTGGAGAAGCGTTTCTCTCAGGTCAATTCCCAGCCACAGCAGGCCCCGCAGCCGTCTCAGCAGGAGGTACAGAACCGTGTGCAGGCGGCGGGCATCGACTTTGCTGGGCTGGATCAGGAATTTGCCCAGAACGGTAAGCTGTCAGAAGCGTCCTATGAGAAACTGGCTAAGGCCGGTTTCGATAGGGCGTTCGTCGATAGCTACATCGCCGGTCAGCTCGCTCTTCAGGAGCAGGCTGTCAACGCTGCGATGGAAAAGGCCGGGGGCAAGGAGGTTGTCACCAAGGCCCTGAAGTGGGCCGGTACAAACCTATCGCCTCATGAGATCGAGGCGTACAACCGGGCGCTTGAACAGGCCCCTCCTGAGAGTTTGGGCTTCATCGTTCAGGGCCTTGTCCACCGTTACCAAGCCGCAGTCGGTCAGGAGCCCAACCTAGTCCGTGGACAGGCGGGCAGCGGCACGGGGGGCTACCGATCCATGGCGGAGGTAGTCCGTGACATGCGAGACCCGCGCTACCGGAAAGACCCGGCTTACCGGGCTGACGTGGAGGCACGACTGGCGGCCTCGAAGTTCTGAGGACAACATGCTTTCCTTTCTATCTTCCATCAGCATCGAGGAGTGGCTGGCTCTCCTCTACGGTTTTCATGCCTTCGCGCTTGCCGTGGTTAACCTCACGCCAACGCCGAAGGACGACGAGTTGCTTGCCAAGTATTACCGCGTGATTGAGATTATCGCTGGCCTCTTCACGAAGCGGGCC